CCCGTGAGAGTAGGACACTGCCAGGCAGTTCTTTTTTTGTATACATATTTATTACTTTTCCACAGTAGCTCAGTGGTAGAGCTATCGGCTGTTAACCGATCGGTCGCAGGTTCGAATCCTGCCTGTGGAGCCATTGCTTCCTTAGCTCAGTCGGTAGAGCACCACCATGGTAAGGTGGGGGTCAGCGGTTCAAGTCCGCTAGGAAGCTTAAAAGAAAAACCCCGGAAACTCAGTGTTTCTGGGGTTTTTTCATGTGTTCTTTTATAATCAAGGTGGTGCATTGGAGCAAGCAACCGACCATACAACCGACCAAACTCAAGATTTGTGTGCGCGGACGTCCAAAAATGCGTTTCCTGTATCCTTCTCCATCTTCTTTGTAACATGAGCGTAAGTGTTCATTGTAGTCTTGTAATCCTTGTGACCCAACCGCTCTTGGATAGCCTTCATGTTAAAACCTTTGCTCAGTAAATAAGTAGCCGAGGAGTGGCGGAGGTCATGGAAGGAAATCTTTTTCAATTCATATTTGTTAACTATCCTCCGCCAGAATTGAGAAACTGTATGGGGTGCGTAAGGTGTTCCATCAATATGAGCGAATAGTAGATTCACTACCTTGCCATTAACGTCTCTATATCCCTTGTACTCATCACGAATTTGCATTATTTCTTTCTTACGTTCTCTGCGGTATTCGTGAATTTCTTTCATTGTTATCTCATCAAAAGTGACTGTACGTTCTTCCTCATTCTTAGTGGACTTAATACGAAGCCCGTGTTGTTTTGTGTACTGTACAGAGCGGCTAATGTAGATACAATTATTCTCAAAGTCAATATCTTCATCCATATCGATGCCCATTACTTCACCACGCCGCAGCCCCCCAGTTAAGGCTAAAGTAATCATTAGTTTCTGGCGCTTATTCACGTTATTTTTCTCAAGCAAGTCAAAGATATAAGCAATTTCCTCAGAATCATAAACCTCTTTTTTACGGGGCCGAATCTTAGGCTTAGGAACATCAAGTGACACGTCTTTACTAATGTAGTCGTACTTAACAGCATATTTAAAGATGCTGCGTATACATCTATGTCGTCTCTCGATTCCATATTGCCCATCACCGCGTTTTATACCTTCATCTAAGAAACGAATGATATCTCTCGCTTTTATATCCTTTACAGTAGCCTTTTTAAATTGAGGTAATATGTGAGCCTCAAAGACATATTCATATCCCTCTTGGGTAAGCGGATCAAGAGTAGCAGGCGCATATTCCTTCTTCCAGTTTTCATAAAGGGTACCGAACTTAATATTATCATTATCAAAATAATTCTCATCTGAAAATTCAACTTCCAGACGAGCAGCTATTTTCTTTGCTTCTCGTTCACCTTTACAAGGCAGGGTTCTATATTTTCTCAAACGTCTTCCGAGTGAATTATATCCTAATTCGATACAAAATTCGAAATATCCAGGTCTTATGGGTCTATATGTTGCCATATTGTATCTCCTTTCTAGCAATAAGCAAATAAGTGCGCCTTTTTTTTATTTAAAAAATCTATGTATCTTTTTTCTGCAAACTTATAATCCACTTTAAAGAGATTAGCTAAATAAAAGATTGTCTCTTTAAATGTTGGCAAGGGATCAATTTGTAATAGCATGAAACTTGGCATACAAAAGTGATACATGAACCGGTTAGCATCCATTTCTTGATACTCTCTGAACAAATAATGCATTCTATTCTGATCTCCGACGTGTTTTAATGTATGCCTTAGCTCATGAGCAAAGGTTGTCCAGACCTCTTCCAATGTCATGCCCTCCTGTAAGAATATTGTTCTTAACCCCTTAATATTTATATTTCTACTTTCTCCAGGCCAGTAATCAATCCAGATATCAAAGTATCGAGGTATTTCCACCATATTTATATCTGTTGGTTCCCTAAATCCAAGTCTTTGGTATATCTTCTGAACCTCTTCTTCAAGATGTGAGTAATAATAAACCATAAGTGCCCCCTAGCTAAAAAAAGAGAATGTATGTTCGTTTTCTGGCTAAAAATAAAAACCACAAGTGGTCTTTATCTATGTACTCCTCTATCCTTTTCTTGCCAATCTTCTTTAGCGTGATCATAGCTCATACCGTTTAAACCGCCAAAAATGATTAGAGATATAACGAAAGTAATAACTGCTCCTATAATGCCTGTGCCTATGAAGAATAGACCGGCGATAGCTATCGAAGTTGCAATAGTAAGTATAAATGCAGCAATTAAACGAGCTTTCCTTAGTGTGTGGATGGTCACTAAGAAAATAAAAACTATGATAGATGCAATCCAATGCCCAACTGGAACCATGGAAAATGCTGATACGAATAGGATTTGAAGAACTAACCATCCTCCCGCATTTCTGCGATTTTCATGTTGTTCAATACCTTTTCTCACTTCTTTAGCATTCATATTATTCCTCCTGCTTGCCTTGGCCATTGCGTGGCTGCCGCTGTCCGGGTTTCCTGCCCTTTTGTTTTTGCATGACGTACTCAATAAAGTTGAGCACCTCTTCCTTGCTTTCCTGGTCCATGCCATTCAAGCTTCTCATAGCATATTGGAAATCAGGATCATTATAAGCTTGTTCAGCTTGTTTTTTAATGGGGTCCTCTTTTCCTGTAATTAAATAATCTGTAGTTACATTATAAAGTTCTGCGATTCTAGCAAGCATATCTTTATCGGGCTCTCTAGTACTGTATTCCCAGTTAGCATAAGTGGAGACTGTCTTGATATTTAATTTTTTAGCTACCGTGGTCTTAGACCAACCTGAATGGATTTCGAGAACGTGCTGGAATATACAAACAACTTATATCAGACCAAAGGTAAGGCGTTAATCAATAAACGACCAACCCCTATGACGATCATACGCAATGCAGGTCCTGGTAAGTACGTATGTGTGTTTGCTGATAAGAGTACGGTTGATTATGACGGGACTTACAAAGGTCGTTCAATTGTCTTTGAAGCAAAGTCAGTGAAGATGAAGAAGAGTTTTCCGTTGAGTAATGTAACTCATTCTCAAGTTAAATATCTTGAAGCGGCAGAATCAGCAGGAGCAATTAGTTTCCTGATTGTTGAAATGACAATTACTCGTGAGGTCTTCTATATTCCGAATAAGATGCTGCAGCATTACATAAAGCAGGCAGCGAAAGGCGGACGGAAATCGATCCCTATCGATGAAATGCAGGTTTATGGATATGGCGTGAAGAGTACTAATGGAGTGCCGCTGGACTATCTTTCGGTAGTTGACCAATTATTAGCTGCTGGTGCAGCTTAAAAAAAGACCGGCATGATTATAACCATGCCGGCAAATTTTGTGGAACTGGCAGGTTCGTAAAGACCTCCATTAGGATATCTGTTGTAATCTGCTTCAGTTCTGCTGAGGTATATGTAATCTCTTCACTTTGATGACGAGACATCCATTTGAAGGTCGTGTAATCAGCCTCTCTGCGAACCACAGTTACGTTTAATCGATGCTTTGAGTACAATTCCTCGCGAACACCGTTAAACATGGCTTGTAGGCTCTCTATGGCTAAATCTAAACGAGCTAAATGGAATCTTTTAAGTTTGAAAGGTTGAGTTTGGAATTCAATGATATCTAGTTTAGTCACCTTTATTGCATATGGTATGCAAATGTACTGTTGGACCAAGTTTTCCATTCCTTTATCCATACTATCACCGCCTTTGTGTGATAATTATATTACGAACATACGTTCTTGTATATGGCAGGAATTTGTATTAAAATGAAACATCTAGGAGGTAACTCAGTTGAGGTTAAAACAAATAGACATTAATTTGAGACACGGAGCAATGAGCTTGGATATACCAGCTAAATATGGTGGAATTCCTTTCTGTATTATTTATGGATCTGGAAAAGCAAAAATCCTTGAGTTGCCGGCACATGGAGAAACAAAGATTATTACTCACCAAGGGAAACTTAAAAGAGTTAGGTTTGAGGAGGGGGAAGATTTCTAAGATAATATTTCCATTGTTACCTTATATTAGTCTGATAGTTGTGGTACTTTATAAGTAATTACTATCAGGAGGAAGATTCAAATATGAGTATATCGATTCAATTTTACAATGTATTTATTACACATAACGGTTTAAAGACCGATATTTCTATAAGCGATTATATAGATCAAATCAGAGATTTAGATGAAGAAGACAGGTACAAGGAAGGTAGGAAAAGTTCGTATTCATTATTGTACATGGCACAGCCTGATCCCAATGATTTCAACACCTTTGATGATCGTAAGGTAACCTTTGGAGATTATAGAGAAAGAAAACCTTTTTTAGGTAACCGCAGAACTGACAGAATTGATGACATTACAGATGATGTTGTGGAATTGACCTCTGCTGTTTTTATACCTAGGAGTTTTCAAATGGTAGTACAATATAATCATTTTGGAGCACGTTCAAATAACATTGAAGAATATCTATCGAAGTTTTTGCCACGAGACGATGAGCAAAATAGTTGGGGTATAGAGGTAATTGAAATCTCAACCAGTAATGCCATGAATAAAATTAGACGGACTAACAGAATTAAAAGTGTTGAAGTCACTTTAAATATTAGATCAGAAGAGATGCGGAATATTATTGCAAATATGGATGAGGAAGAGATGGGATTAATAGAAACTCTACAGTACAATGCATTTGGGGTAAGTAGGGAATACAACGCTAGTACTGCTAGTTTTAGTTTTGGTCAAGGTAGATATCGCAACGATACTATGGATACTGCGGCCTTAATTCAAATACTTGAGGATTTAGATTTTGAAAGCGAAGCATATGCAGCTATATATGTCGATTATGTAAATCCGGATACCAATAAGCCTGAAAAAGTGAACTTAAAGAATGAGGGCGTTCTAAAAAGAGAAATTCTTGATGATCCTTTACTTGATTTGACTGCCCATGAGATCATAGCTGACACCATATCAGATAGCTATTATCAACAATGGCAAAGGCTTGGACGACATTTTTATCAAGGATATGAATTAGTTCCTGTAGATTTTCCAGGTATATATGTACCTGAATTGTTACGGTAAATTTTATATAGGGAGGAGGAAAGACTCTGACCGGTAAAAAGTTTTTATTTATGATTGTGGAAAAATTTCTAGCATGGTTACTTGTCATCTTATTCAGTGCAACTTGGACTGTTAGTCTTTTTTGGGATACTAGCTTCATCGGAAAATTCCATGAATATACAAATGAGACTTGGATGCCAGAGATTTTATCAAAAGATTCAGCAATAGTAACAATTGCTACAGTATTTATAGGTATATATTTTACAATCTATACTCTATTAGGTAGCACTCAATCTGACTCAGCTGTAGCAGTTCTTACAGAAAAGAATTTTGGAACACTACTAAAAATACTAGGTAATGCTTTCGTAAGCTCCTTTTTATATGTATTCCTGTCATTGTTTAGCAGCACGCTATACAAACACTTTGAGGATATAACTTCCTTTGTAGTTATAAATCTATTAATATTCTTATTAAGTAGTGCATTGCAATTTGGTATTGTAATATATTATATATTTAAAGCAGATCTCAAAAATGTAAAAAATAGAATTACTGAACAAGAAAAAAAAGACAAAGAAATGGATAAGCTTAGGGTAGAATTGCAAATATTTCTAAGGAAACAAAAAGAGAAAGAAGCTAAAGAACGAGCTGAAAAGATGTCTCAGAAATTAAAGAATGATAGTTCTACCAGCAAACTGGAGGACACTGAATGACGCATTAGCGTTGTTTGGTGTCCTTTTTTAGTTAGGGGGATAAGAAATGAATGCTAAGCAACTGACACTCCTTCCGGAGATAGATGAAAAAGAAGTACAGCAGATTGTAATAAAAGAGCTAAAAGCGTATCGGGCCTTGAAGGTTCAGATTCAGAATAGGAGAGAGCAGCAAGAGGAAGGCGTAGTGGGATTGTTTCCATCTTTGAGGCATTCGGATCGACTAAATGAGATTAAGGTGCGACAGGTGGAGCGGGCGCTGGAGGGATCTTTGGATTTTATTGAGAGGCAGATAGTTGAAATGAAGTATCTTAATCCAGAGCAAATTAAGGATATAGAAATCTACTTAGAATTAAGAATTAAGAAGAATAAATACTATAATTTAAAAAGGATAGCATTAAATAAATTGGCAACTAGTCTCTTAATCATATAACACTTTAATATATAAAATATGGTTTTCATAAGAAGGAAAATATGGTAAAAATGATATATACTCTGTTGAGTATTATATCAGCTAGTGTCATTCTAATATAATTACGATACAGTAAATTAAATAATTCTAAGATGGAGCATTGATATGAAAAAGAAAATAATAATACCTGTTATTATAATAGTGATACTATTAATTCCAACAACCATATGGGGATATATCTCATTCAAGAAGAACAGCGTTGAGGACTCCGTGCACGATTATCTAATTGATAGCGGAAAACAAGAAAGCGACATAGTTGAACTAGAGCCTTTTGTTGCGAATTTAAGCGGCAATAAAAATTACATGGTTTCTGTTAAAATCAAAGGCGACGAGAAAACTTATTTTTATTACAAGAATGAATCGGGAGATGTTATTCTAGAATCAACTAAAACTGGGGATCATGTAGAGTAATAGGTCAAAAATAAGATGCGATAAAAGATAAACCGTATGAAAAGGACTTAATCCATTTTCATACGGTTTGTTTATTTTTAGAATTTCTTATCAACCCATGTAAAGCCAACGTGCTTGAGTACTTGCTCACTTTGAAAGTCATAAGGCATCCAAACTGTTGGTCTATACCATGTTAATTTACCTTGAGAAGTTACATTTGCTTGTTTGAATTCTAAACCTGCTTTGTAGTATGAGTACCAAACAAGTTCACTACAATATGTTTTGCTGATATTTGTTAAGCCGCCAGTAGGAACGACGCTGTAAGGAATGTTCCGCCCATAGAAATAATTCATTGCAGCGTCTACAGCTTTTTGACCAACTTTAGCATTTGGAGGTCTAATAACTTTTATTCTATTTTTATACCTACTTTTAAATTTGTCTACTGATATAGTTTCCGGATAGGGCTCAGTTTTCCATCCTGAAGTATGCATGAGTCCACCACCACCGAGATAAATAGCTACATGCCCTGTTATACCATCGTAACTTGTCGCGTCAGTAATGAAAATATCACCTGGTTGATATGTTGCGGCATCTGCTGAATCTACGTTAAACAGACCAATTCCTAAGACGATAATAAGTGCAGAAATCAAAATCCTTGACAATTTCTTCAATTTTTCCTTACCTACTTCCATAATTTATTTTAAATACCAAACAATTGTATTATTGGTATATTTGAAAGTAAACGTATTTTTTTGTCTTATTTTGTAGAAGCAAGAAGAATGTTTTCGACAAAATTCGATGAATAAATAGAAATTAAATTCTGAAATCTTTAGCTAAGGTTTTTTTTTCGTATAAGTAAACAAAAAAGGTGCCAAACTGGGTGCCTTTTTATTTTTGTAAAGCAAGTAACATTTTCTCAGGGGCAAAAAGTCCTCTGGGAGAAGCGCCTTTCCCTTATCAAGACGTACTCGCCTGATTTTGCACGACTGTGAAGGATGCCTGGTTAACGAGGGGAGCATCTGGAGTTGGGAGCGCGCGGCCAGCTTGACTGGTCACCGATTATTCGGTTAGTTGCGATTAAATCAGTCGGGGATTGAATTGTTGATTCTGCATTTCCTTTGAATCATGAATTGACTTCTCAATCTCAGCCTTTCCTCTCGGTGAATTGGGTCGGTCAATAACAAACAAGCATTTAGCATAAGGTGGTGCTTAAAAAATAAAAGGGGAAAGACGATGGCAAAAATAAGAGACATTATGGCTGCCAAGTTGAATGTGCAGTCGGATAAGGAGTTCGCTGCTCAAGCTGCTACAGATCGTAAGCGGCGTGAAGTCGAGGAAATGATGGGTGTAAGACGTGAAACCTATCAGCGGGTTGGTAGACGAGTTCGTAGAAAAAGATAATTAATTTATTGTATCTCTTACCGATAAAAAGGTAGGAGGGATTATATGATTACAGTTAAAACAGCAAAAAGATATGCTAATGCAAGGGCAGAAGCAAACAAGCAATTGGACGAATACGTTAGAAGTTTTGAAAAGTATTTTAAAGATGAAAAATACAATTATTATGAAATAATTTGTATGATTGAAAATCATGTTAAGGCATTTGATAAAAAGGAATCTGCACCTGGTTTAGTTTCTTTATTACTTTCGTTTATAGCTGCTGTATGCGCATCTGCATTTACCCGTTACTTTTTTGACCCAGATAATCCACAGAGTGCTATAAATTTATTGGGCGTCTTTTCGGACCAACCCATTTTAAGCAGTATTATTTATTCCTTTATTTTAGGCTTAGGTATTGGGGTGGTTATAGTTCCATTCTATTTACTATGGTGGAAATGGGATGGAAGCATGAGGCATGAAATATATAAACGAAATATATTACTCGAGATATTAGAAGAGAAGAAAAAGCTTCACTGCTAAATTTGGAGGTCCATGCTATACTGGGAGGCAGGACGGAGCGGCATGTGCTTCTCTACCTATGCCCTTCGGGCTTTCAATTCCAAAACATAAAATCATTACAAGAGCATCTACATTTGTAGGTGCTTTTTTAGTATCAAAACCGATATCGATTCAGATAAGATGGACGTAGGAGGGTGATTGTCATAGAGAATTGGAAAAAGGCAGTAATCATTACTTTTTATACAGTACTTGCTGTAATTGGTTTTGCTGCTATCATGACTGCTGTAGTAGCGATGTTTATGGTTCTTGATTTAGGTGAGAGAGAGTATATTTCAGCATTTATTGGACTTGCAGGTGCCATTATTGGTGGGCTCATAACTTTAGTGGGTGTGTATTTGACGATAAGGCATACAGATAAAAATCGGGAGAAAGATAATCTGCCAAAAAAAATTTACCGCTTGGAAAAAGCTGCAGATATTCTTAAAAAAGTACATAGAGATTTACATGAGTATGAGGGCTCGAAGAACAGATTCTTACTTGATTTTGACAAAGTGAAATTAAGTGTCCAGATAACAGATAAATATACTTATTTATCTCAGGATATATTTGTAGAACTGAGAGAAGAACTTGTATTTGTTGATTCAAATTCTTATAAGAAAATGTTGGTAACAAAAAATTATGTAAACGAAACGGGTTTTTTAATTACTAGATTAAAGAACTCTTTAGCTGACTTACGCGAATGGGCATATCAAAAATATGAACATAATATATATGATCGTTATCATAATGATGATATTGAGATTATTAAAGAAAAAGTAGCGCATGTTAATAGTATAGAGAAACAAATTACCAAACAAATAAAAAACGAGTTTCTATCTCTAAGTGATAATTTAAGGCATACTCACGAGAAGTTAATTAAAGAGATTGACTGAGCACCCTAGCGGGTGTTTTTTTATTGTATATAGAAACAAACTCAAACTTAATTCATTTGATGGGGGTGGGTGATGATGTAGATGGCTAGACCTCGTAATCCAAAGCGGGATGAAGCCTTCCGCTTATGGAAAGAAAGCAATGGAACCAAGGCTTTGAAAGAGATTGCTGTCGAACTGGATGTCGGTGATTCACAGATCAGAAAGTGGAAGAACCAAGACAGCTGGGAAGATCAGTTGAATGGTAACGTTACTATTGAATCGAATGGTAACGTTACTAAACGAGGCGCTCCGAAAGGGAGCAAAAATGCAAGGGGAAATAAAGGGGGCAAAGCTCCGCCTGGTAATCAAAATGCCAAAGGAAATAAAGGCGGGGCAGCTCCTGCAGGAAACAAGAATGCGCTTGTCACTGGTGAGTATGAATCCATCTATGGAGATGTGCTGTCAGAAGATGAACAAGCGCTTTTTGGCGTGGTCGATACTACGCCTCTTAATCAGGTCGATGAAGAGATCAGATTACTTTCTATTCGTGAGCGGCGTATGCTGAAGCGGATAGCTGATATGACCGCGGGCCTATCCGAAGTAGAGAAGCGCATTTTAAAAGAGCGTATTGTCACGAAAGAGCCAGTGGTTGTACATGATGAAGAGACGGGGCACCAGAAAACCGTTGTTACAAAAGTGCCACAGATGGTTGTAACTCAAGAAGAGGAGCAATCTTATCGGCGCATTGATGACGTGCTAAAGCTGGAAGAGGCTTTGACACGAATACAGTCTGCCAAGCAGAAAGCTATCAAGACCAAGCATGAGATTGAAACATTGTATGAACATCGTCGATATATGGATGTCCAACGTTTGGAGCTCGATAAGAAGAAAGCTAATCAGAAAGATAACGACGGGGAACCAATTCAAATTCTTATCCGCCGCAAAGAAAAGCGCGGGGGTGGGAAGAAATGACGGTAGCCGAGAAAGAGGTCAATCCGCACTTTGAGGATTTTCTTTTTGATTGGAATCAAAAGTTTCAATTTCTTGTAGGTGGATATGGCAGCAGTAAGAGTTACCATGTGGCCTTAAAAATCATCATGAAGCTCTTGGAGGAGAAGCGTACTGCATTAGTGATGCGGGAAGTTTACGATACTCATCGCGACTCTACTTATTCTCTATTAGAGGAGATTGTAGAGGGTCTGGACCTGTCCGACCATATTAAATTCAGTACGTCTCCTATGAAGGTGAAATTCCCGAATGGTAGTCGAATTATCTTTAAAGGTATGGACAAGCCAGCCAAATTGAAGTCAGTGAATAATGTCTCGCTGATATGGGTGGAAGAAGCTTCCGAAGTAAAGTACACCGGATTCAAAGAGCTAATTGGCCGCTTGCGGCATCCAACACTGAAGCTCCATATGATCCTGTCGACAAACCCTGTTGGAGAAGATAACTGGACATTCACTCACTTCTTTAAAGACGAATTGAATAAACGATTTGTTTTAGATGCTGAGCAGCTGTATGAAGAAAAATCAGTTGTTGTAGGTGACACCTTCTATCATTATTCGACTGCTGATGACAATTTGTTTCTTCCGCTTGATTATATTAATCAGCTGGAAGAACTAAAGGATTATGATCCTGACCTGTACCGCATTGCGCGGCTAGGTCGTTTTGGCATTAACGGAAAACGCGTATTGCCACAATTTGCAGTGCAAGAGCATCAAAAGGTTATGCGCTCAATATTGGATATTGATAATCCAATTAAGAAAGTCGGCATGGACTTTGGTTTTGTCGACTCTTATAACGCTGTTCTTCGAATGGCGATTGATCCTAAGAAGCTGTATTTATACATCTACTGGGAATATTACGACCGCGATAAGACGGATGACGTAACTGTTGAAGAACTAAAGGAATTCAAAGAGTCACAGGAGCGAATCAAAGCGGACTCTGCAGAGCCAAAGACTATACGATATTTTAGAGATCAAGGCTTCGACATGGTTGGCGCTCATAAGTTTAAAGGATCGCGCTTGCAGTACACCAAGAAGGTGAAGCGATTCAGAAAGATTATCTGCTCTGATAGATGTACCAACACTATCTTCGAGCTGAAGGACCTAACTTATGCTGTAGACAAACAAGGTAATATCATTGAGGATGAGTTTAAAATCGATCCACACACATTCTCAGCTATTTGGTACGGTCTGGATGACTACGAAGTCGCTGACCTTAAAGAACAAGCGAAAGAGAAGGCAAGGACACGCCCTAGACGGGAGAGGAGGTAAGCGTTCGTGACACAACAAAAAATGAAAGCCAGGGTCATAAAAGCGGAAGCTCCTTCCCAGACGACCAAGCAGATGTATGACGACCCGTTCATCGATATCTATGAAAATGGTGACATCCTGCAACCGCCATATAACCTAAAAGAATTGAAGGGTATTGGTGAGTACTCGACCATCCTGCAACAATGTATTGAGGCGTACAAGATTAATATTCTTGGCTTTGGTTTCGAGCCGCGTTATCTGTTTGATTACAATGCTCAAGACACTTCATCTGAACGAAAGAAGAAGGCGGATGAAGAGTGGACACAGCTAACAGAGTTCATGCGTTATCTTCACTTTGATGAAGAAGCCGAAACTGTACTTGGATATGCTCTTGAAGACAGAGAGAAGATGGGCAATGGTTATGTGGAAGTTCTGAGAGATGGGACGAACAAGCCTGCTGGAATCGAGTTTGCGGATGGCCAGTATATGAGGGTTTGTAAGAAGACTGTTCCAGATTTAGTGCCCTATACTATTGTCCGAGATGGAAAGACATCGGTTATTCAGAGGTGGCGCTCTTTCCGTCGCTATGTACAAATGATTAATGGCAAGAAGGTCTACTTTAAAGAGTACGGCGACACTCGTATTATGGATAGTCGTACTGGAAAGTTTGATGACAATACCCCTGATAATCTACGAGCTACTGAAATCATTCACTTTAAGATTGGTTCAGGTGCATATGGTGTACCGCGATGGATTGGGCATATCGTCAATATATACGGCACACGTAAGGCGCAGGAATTAAATTACTTGTACTTCAAGCAGGGTCGTCATGTGCCGGCAGCTATTGTAGTGGAGAATGGCATGCTTTCTGCTGATTCCGAAGCGGAGCTGCAGAAGTATATGAATGGGCTCGAAGGCTCTGACAACGCACTGGGATACCCGACAGCGTTGGGGACGGTTGTTACTTTCAAACACAACCAAAACCGCGCTTTCCAATTCTTTACGGAAAAAGGCGGGCTGGTCTATTACCGAACAGCCGACGGGGCAGCCACAAATCAATGGAATCAATTTATAGCCCTGGAGACGGTACCAGGCGCCCAGGCAAAGGCTGACGCAAAGTTACGAACGACGCAGGACTGGCGAACATTATTTCCTCTACGACGAACCTAAACGACCTATACAAAACCGGATTCTATAGGGGCAGTAATATTACGAACGCCCCGACGCCAGGCTGGTACTTTTATATTGTGATTCAGCAAGGGGAAACCGAATCGCTGCAAATCGCGGTAAACTTCGGAACGCTCCGAACGTACAAGCGGTACTCGACATCTGCGGGCGTATGGGGCAACTGGAAAGAGGACGAGACGACAGAAGGCGCCCAGGCAAAGGCTAACGCAGTAAATACGCAGCAGGTAAACTCTATGCCTACAAAGTGGAAAACCGCCAGCGCGCTACCTGGAACTTATCCTATAGGGATTACGGAATTCAGCAGTGGAAACGACAACACATTCCCTGCTATGTATGCGTTGGTTACGACGATCCGGGCAGACAATGGTACCGCTACAGTTCAGTATTGTACCGCCTGGAACAACGCCAAAAGCCGGACATGGGTAAGGTCCGCCCGTGACGTAGAAAACGTCTGGCAGGAATGGGTCGAGCTGGAGACCACAGCGGGCGCTCAGGCAAAGGCGGACGCCGTAAAAGCCTACGTACAGCAGTACGGTCTAGGCGTAGCTGCTCGATCCGGTATAGATTGGAATGCTATAGCGACCACTGGGTTTTATGCGGGATCAACAAATGGACCTAGTGGCAATAGCACATATATCGGAATACACGTTCAACATGGGTCAGCCTATGCGTACCAAGAAGTAGGGAGAAACGGAATTTACTACAAGAGAACGAGAGAAAACGGAGAGTGGACAAAATGGGAGCAGACAGAAACTGTTTCCGGTTCAGCAAGCAGAGTCCTGACAGCAAGAGATGAAGCGATTAGCCGCGCGGTAGCTCAAGCTAAGTCCTATACAGATGAGAAAAATGATTATGAAGTGTATTGGACAAATGCGACTTGGAGAAGCGGGCATAGCGGCGATTTACAATGGTGCATCAAAGCTGGATTCTTGGTTGTTAAAGGCATGTGGAATAACACGGGAGAAACAGGAATTCAAATTGCCAGTGTACCTGCAGCGCCGAAATATCGCACTTATATTAATGCACCAACAATCGGTAGTTATGGTGAGGTAAGGGTGACCTTAGGAAACGATGGTGTAATAACCGTGGATGGATTAAATGCAAACAATAATGCTTCCGTAACAAGATTAGAAATATTGTTTGTTATTCCAGTGGAGTCAAGGGGGTAAAGCATGAGGATAATCTATCTTTATGATGCACAAAAAGTACTGGTAAGATCAAAGCTTTGGGATGAAGACAAAGACTTGCCTGTAAATGCCACAGATATTGAACCGCCACAACCGGATAAGGCTCCGTGGTGGGAGGAGTTACAGGTTCCATTTTTAAAACTAACTTTCGATGAGGAAAAGCAGGAGTGGTACGAAGCTGCTACTGATGACGAAATTATAAGTTTTCATAAAGAGCGAGAGGATAGAATTGCTAATCAAAAATCTCAACCATCTGACGAGGATTTATTAGGTCAGGCTCTTGCTGAAGAAAAAATGAGAAGTCTTGAATTGCAACAGTCTACTGATGAGCTTGGTAGACAACTAGCGGAAGAGAAGTTGAAGAATCTAGCAAAAGATGAAGTATTGCAGCAGCAAGAACTATCTATCCAGGCAATCGGTCAGGAGCTGACCTTAATGAAATATGACAAGCTTATCAGTGAAGGGAGCAAATAAAGATGATCAATTTTTGGATTAGCGCCTTATTCAAAGCCTGGGCGACTCCAGCAATGGTAAAGAGGGCATATGAGTATAAGGATTGTAGCAAAGATGATCTGCGCACGGGTGTTGAGCGCGAAATGGTGCAGAAAGAGCAATACAAATACATTACTGGCGAAGACTACTGATCCGATTATGAACGGATCCTTTTTTATTGGAGGGGGGAATCAAATTGAAGGAGGCATTTGATGAACAGAACGGGGGTAGCCGGCTTGAAAGGCATATTAGCTTCATTCACTAGTTTTTTCGTATATATCATGGGTTTGGTGAATGAGGTGATAGTTGTACTGATTTTCTTCATGATGTTGGATTTCGTGACAGGGATGTTCAGGGCATATATGACAAAAACACTAAACAGCACACTTGGTTTAGCAGGCATTTTCAAAAAGATAGGCATTTTGATTATTATCACTGTTGCAGGTGGAATAGAATACATCTTCATATCCATGGGACAGGACCCAAAAGGACTCGTACTGTTAGCAGTAACGAGTTTTTTTGTTGTCAATGAAGGCTTGTCCGTTTTGGAAAATTGCGCACAGCTGGGGCTTCCAATACCGCCAATTCTGTTTAATGCATTAGAAAAATTGCATCGTGATCCGAGCGGCAAAGAAGCATCTCTTGAAAGAGATCCGATGCTAGACAACTTGGATAAGAAAGAGCTAATAAAAGAGAACAAGCAGCTTCAGCAGGAAGTAATTAAAGAGAAAAGTTCACTGAAGGGGGGTGAATAAAAATGGAAGAAGTAATGACTTTTGCGACAATCATTAGCCCAATTGTTCTAGCTTTGGTACAAATGGTCAAAAAGACAGCACCTGTTAACAATCGTTACTTGCCGCTTATCAGCTTGCTTGTAGGGATGCTGGTTGGTTTTATTTCTGAACCTTTCACACCATTAGATACAGTGTTGCGTTTGTGGGCAGGCGGATTTGCCGGACTTGCGGGAGCTGGTTTGTTCTCGTTAGGTAAGAAAACTATAGCGAAAAAAGATGAAAAGGCTGCCTAAGTACAGCCTTTTAAATTTAACTAAAAGGAGAAGATTTATTATGGTAAAAGTTTATATTGATCCAGGACATGGCGGAACTGATCCAGGAGCACAAGGAAATGGATTAAAAGAAAAAGACATCACACTTAAAGTAGGGAAAATGGTAAACGAGCGCCTGGACGCAAGCGGGTTTGAGACACGAATGTCACGAACTGGAGATACGTTCCCTTCTCTATCTGCTCGTACAAACGACGCAAATAAATGGGGAGCCGACTTCTTTATGAGTATTCACGTTAACGCTGGCGGTGGCGAAGGATACGAGGATTATCGCTATATCAAGCTTTCCGCTTCTTCAGCTACTGGAAAGCAACAGGCTATTCTGCACAAGCACATGAAGGCGAAATCAGCTAAATTTGGTATGAAGGATCGCGGTGCAAAATCCGCAAACTTCCATGTATTACGAGAAACAAATATGAGCGCTGCACTAACTGAACTAGGATTCATTGATTCTAGCAAAGATGCAAAAAATCTAAAAGACAGCTCTTTCCTATCACAAATGGCTTGGGGGATCGTGGATGCTCTATGTGAAATCTACGGAAAGAAACCGACAGCCCCTGGCTCCGATGCTGACAAAGGTGTTATCGGTAAACTGGTTGTTGTGAAGGACAACTCCGATGGCTGGCTATGGACCTATAAAAGCGCCAACTGGAATGACAAGGCGGTCAAAGTAAAACCTGGCGAAGCATTCACAATAACAAAAGAACTGACTGTGAGAGGATCCAAAATGTATCAAATCAAATCGGGTTTGTATATCACTGCTTCCAGCAAATACGTTGAAGTAAGATAGAAAAAAGCCCTCTGTTTTCCAGAGGGCAATCCTTACATAAAGAATTCTTTTTTCACAACATATGGTTTATAGTTGCTATAGAACAAGTTTGGTAGTACATAAGGATGCACCATTCTTTCAAGTGGAGTTTTCATGACTTTTTTAGCACCTGTACCATAATAAAAGGCCTGCCAAACTATTTTAGAACAATATGTAGGGCTCTTAGAATAAAGGCTAGTATTAATTTGATATCCAGGATTTCGATTACTATCAAAGTAATTTGCACGTGCCCACTTAGCTGCAGCTGAAGCAACACTGTAATCACTTACTCTGTAAACGTTTGTCTTATTGTAACGTGTTCTCCATTGATATAATGTTGTAATTGTTACCTCGTGGCCCTTGCCACGAATCTCTAAAATCTTTCCAGGGGCAACCATGATTCCTGCGTGTCCAGTGATTCCGCTCGCCTGAGTATCGTTAGTGATAAGAATATCACCAGTAACACCCGTATAACCTTCTAAGGACTGAGTGCCTAACATTTGCGGTAGATCACTATCATCTAAGACTGCACTATTAAATTCGTCAAACATCTCATAATCTACATCGTCACCATAAACGCCTTCTTGCTGTAATTGATTAAACTCTTCTTCTGATACTGGATTTCCCGTTTGAGCATTTGCGCTTGTGCCTGTAATTAATGGTATCAATGAAAAGACTACTAATAAGGCCGCAATTAATCTAAACAGAAACTTCATACAATCACCTCTTTCGTTTTGATATATTGAGATTACCAAATAAATATCTATTTGGGTTGATTTGGTATATTTATTTACTTAATCTTCACTAATTGTATATTTGTTTAATAATTGTAAAGGAGTGGAAATTTGAGTAAGAAAATGATGATTATAACTGGTCTTGTAGTTTTATTAATTCTTGGAGGAGGTTCATTTATTGCTGTCTCAGCATATGGAGCCCCGTGGGTCGCGAAAGATGCTGAAACTGCACTAAATAAACAATTCGCTGAGAAAGGTATAGATGAGGAACAAATCCAATCTAAAGAACATTCCTATAGTGCGAAGTTTGGAAAGCATTCTATTTATGTAAGATTTAAAGAGGAGTCTAATTTAAGATATGAGTACCTATATCGAAAAGACGAGAAAAGAATGATACTTACGGAGATTCTGGACACTAAAGATAATAATAATCCAGTAAGTGAAGGCAAAACTGATTCAATCTATAACAACTAAAATCATGCAAAAAAGCCCCTTTCCTTGATCGGTTAGGGGCTTTTTTATTAAAGTGAAGGAACAATATTCTGGCGGTGTACAACCATTAAATCGTTCCTAAACAGATCCTCAAAATTAAAAATCTCGGTTGGCGTGAATTTTCGAAGCATAGGATGCTTTGGGGTTAGTTCTGGGAATGGGATATCGTCTTCTTCGGAGAACACCCACTCAAGTAAATGATCCTTTGCAATCTCATTTCTGACTTTTACATACTCCCCATACATTTCAAATCTGATTAGTTCTGTCATTTCCTCTCCCTCTTTAGCATCTATATATCGTAAGGAATTACTGAAAGGTGTTGTCTTGTACACAATAAATTCCTTTTACTTATAAAAGTGATGATTATGCTAATTAAATTCAAGAAGAATTTAAAATTGAATAAAATATTATGGGTAATTATTACTGGTAAATGAGTATATTTTCCTGCAAATATTTATGAAAAATTTCTAAATTTATGCAGGAACAAAAGATTTGGTGTAGAATAAAAGGGTAATACACCTTTATATATAAAGGTGTATTACGGTATTTTAGTAAATCTGATAAGAAAGTGGTGTAGTATATGTCCCACAAATCAGTTAATTTTAAATATAAGTTTCCTGAACAATACAATCCAGCTTACACAAATGGTGTTTATGGAGGGTATAGCCCTAACGGTGAGATGATTTTAAATTTTTATTTTGAAAGGCAACCAATTCCTTACTCTGAACATATTACTGTAGATGAAGAATTTAATGTTGTGGAATCAGTAGTTGAACCTAAAACTCATAATTCCAATGTAATTCGTTTCATCGAATCGGGTATTATCATGAGTCATGAAACTGCAAAGAAACTTCATAAATTTCTAGAAGAAGAAATTAAAAGTCAAGAAAAGTTTATGAAGGAAAACGAGGATGGTGAATTATAATGCTAGCATCGCAAATCATGCCTCTTCCAAGCAGTACAAAGAGTAAATTCACAAAAGAAACAAAAGATTCTAGATCAACTTTTCCTGTTGTTTATCCAAAGCAGCTAATTGAAGAATTTAATTCTAGCTATGTTTGGAGCACTCCAGATTTAGTTGAACATAAGATTGAATCTTCTTTGAGATCTTTGCTTATCAAAGAAACCCTTCAAAGCCATGCAGAGGTAACATCTTTAATTGAGAAGTATAAAAAATTGAATGATGAAATAAATCGTTATACGGCTACCTATAACGATATTTTGGGTATTAGTGCAGGTTTTTTCAAAAACCCTGATAATCCTTCAATAACCCTTGAACAGGCTAGAGAATTTGCGAGGAATGAACAAAAGAAACACGAAAATGTACAACTTATAAATTCTTTTAGGAATTTAAAATATGATTGGAATAACAATGGTGCTGAACCCTTCAGGTCTGGATTACTCGATATAACTATAGATCTTGTCAAGAGGTTAGATGTGCAGCCTGATGTGTTTCCAACGGCGAGAGATAGTATTCAATTTGAATATGAAGATGACGAAATTTACCTTGAGTTTGAGATTTTTGAAGATCGAGCTGAAATTTTTGTTGATAACAATGGGAATGAGTATGAAGAAGTAATAGAGAACCCCCGTGATTATAAAGAATTTAATAGGATTATAAAGCGCCTTGTTAAATTCTAAGATTGAACGTCATGAACTACTCTATAGGGCGGTCAGAAGCAATCCAAGACAATGGAAGCCTGAAGCAAATAGACCGTCATCAGCACTATTTAAGGATTCTAAAGGAGTTTCCATGGACCGAGATGGGGGTAGGAGTCCTAGAGAAATAATAGAATCTTATGTAGAAAGATTTCCTGATTTAAAAGCAGGTGTCTCTATAGGAGCAGATTTTTGTTATGATATAGATGTGAAGATTCGATATGCACCAATTGAAGACAATGAATTTCACTGTGAACTATACCGTTCAGAAGAAAAAGCTGAATTGACTAAGAGTGTACTAAAGCAACTAGCCAAAAATTGTGAAGTATATATGAAAGATGAAAATAGAGATTACAGTGAACAATAAAAACCACCTTTCCTTAACGGGAGGTGGTTTTTTATTGTGGAATCACCTGTAAATAAGCAATTAAATGTTTACAATGTAAACAATCAATGTTATAATTAATATATAGAAAGGAGGAGATAAGATGGATGTTGAAAAAGTACTAATGATAACTGCGATAGTCAACTTAAGCATTGCACTCCTAAACTTGACTACCGCAGTCGTTCAAAAAGCACCTAAAGCTAAGAAAAAAAAATCCAAAGCTAAAGGCAAGAAGTAAGAGAGAGGGGAGCGGCAACTCCCCTTACTCACTATAATTATAACAGCTTCTGGATAAAATAAAAAACCGATGAAGGTTAGGAGGATTACTTATGTTAGCATTGACAATCATAACGACTGCTATTGCATTTATTACTGCAGTTGCTTCACTTGTTTTATCCATTAAGAATAGAAAAGGTGCATAA